TCTTGCACCGGTAAACCAGCTGGACGAGGTCACGAATAGCCTTGTTGATCTTGCCATACGACTGGGTGATCAACAGCACGTCGGCAAGCTCATGGCGATGCAAGGAGTACCACTCCTCAACAGCAATCGGGGTGCCGCGGAGGGGCAAGCAAAGGTGACATTCGTCGATGACGTACAGAGGACCGGCACCGGTATCGGGGTGCTTCCATGGATCACCGTAATGCTCAGGTAGGCTGAACGGGCGAACCAAACCATTCTCCGTAAAGACAGCACCGCGTATCTCGATGAGCTTGGCCGAGCCTGGGAAATACTGCTCGAATATATCGACCTTCAACGACAGGTTGGTGATGACCTTTCGGCCGGCAGTAATGGCAGGGATGATGTGAAAGGCGACTGCTTCATAGGACTTGCCGCCACCGGGTTGACCCAAAGTTAGGTTAATCATGAGCCGAGCCTCACAAAAGGAATGAGCTGGAGAAGGAAACGAATTGCGAGCGCTGCAACGATCATGCTTATGGCCTGTGGGATACCAATAAGGCCAAGTACATTGGCCATTTCAGCAGGAATCATTGCGTAGTAAGTGCCCGGGTCGAACGGGACCGTTATCGCGGAGACAATTGAGGAAGCTAGCGAAAGAGCGGAATCAAGGACCCAGCAGAACATGTCGGTGACAAGATTCCACGTATCTATAAATATCTGTTTAAAGACATCGAGAAACCACTTTGCTAGGCCGGATATTTTGGCAAGAAGCGAAGTGAAGAAAGAGAAAATAGCACCCATGGAATCAGCCCCCGAAGATGATTGCGCGGCAGGTGAACATAGCGGTCACTAGCATGATCACTTTAATGACTGCAAATATGCTGCAAAGAGAACTGAATTGACGCGAGCCAAAATGTGCATAAGGCATGATGTCGAAAGACATAGCCCAAGAAGGACAGGAACCAGAAAAGGACGGTACGAACGAATGCAGGAATGAAATAAACGGAGAAGCATCGAACGCAGCCTTGTTGTTATTCCAAACATCCTTAAAGCCTCCCGGGAATTTCTGAGTGTAAAAAGGATCGACCTTCGGAAATGGAGTATCAGTAAAAGTGCCGTCAGCTATCTCGGTTCCGTTACCCGGCTGCGTTGTTGTAGTCTCGCCGGTTGTTGTGTTGGTTCCCGTAATCTGACCTGTCGAGTCTCTGGTGGTGGTTGTTGTCGTAGTGGTGGTCTTGGGATCAATGGAAATGGTTCCAGGAGAACTGGAAGGATAAGAGAGAGCGTAATCGGTCTTAGTTTTTGTAGAGACCTGTGTTGATGACCCATCAGAATTGGTACTGGTACTAGAAGTGGTCACCTCAGGTGAAGATACGGACAAAGGACCGGAAACATATGGACTTGAGCCCATGCCGGAAACACACAGATCATAGCTAGGTGCACCCTTGCACAACTCATCAACAAGCCCACGCTGCCAAACTCCATCCTTACCCTTTACGAAGCCGTCAAGCAGATCATAGTCAGAATCGGCTAGCGGAACAGGCGCGCCAGATCCTATGCAAGCACCTACAGCTGACGAATATTGCGCGCCGCCAGGACAAGTGGAGCCACCCTGAGAAAGGTATGTTTCCTGAATCCCCTGACCCTGATCATTGAATACTTTACACATGAAGTCAGAGCCATCAGCACTGACCGTACCCTTCGAACCTTTGTAGGACGCACTGTAGGAATCACAGGCCTCTGACGCAGAACCGTACTTAACGCTTGACCTAGGGTTCATGAAGTAACGCGTTGTTGGGCCACCGTCATAGGAGGTAGGCAGTCCAGCGCTTTTCTTGGTCAGAACTCCATCTGTCATTACCCAATCAATGCCAGCAAGCAAACCAGAAACAGCAGCACCAGCTATAAGAGAACCGGCGTTTGCACGAAGACCGGTTTTAAGAACATTCGCGATGCCGCTAGTAGGGATGCGAAGGCCCTTGGTAACGTTCGCAACAGCACGAGATTCTGATGAGCCAGAGGGAATAAGCTCAACGCCAGGCATACCGACAGACAAAATGTTGGCAGCAAGATTAGGAGTGCCGGAAGAAACAACAGAGGCAGCAGGCGGCATGCTCACAGTCTTGGTGTACGTGGCCGCAGATGCAAAACTGCTCAACAACATCAAAATTAAAAAGGACGCTTTATTGCCGATATGAACGCGCATGCACCTAATACCCCCGCGTGAAATACAAACGCATAAACCAGAAAGGCGAAATCTGTGCTGGTCAGTTCCATGGTCTTGTACCCGATAAAAAAAAGGGGAAGCCTTAGCTCCCCCTAGGTGGCATTACGGCAGTTAAGCCTTTTTGACACCGCGTTTGCCGAGGTCGATACCCTTGAATGCCATGGTAATACCGATGATGACTACACCAAGTGCAGTCAGCCAAGTGAGAACCGAAGACATATCGACGGCATTGAAGATTGCTTCCATTTTTTGAACTCCTGAGGTTTATGCTTTCCGGATTGCCTGAATGACAACTCCGATCTTTGCGCCCAACGCCCAAACAGCGAGCGTGAGAACAAATCCAGATGCGTACACAGCTGAGATGCCTTCCGCGTTAACAGTTGAGATGACCTGCATGAGCGGATCATCGGTTTGGGTAGTGCCGGTTGTTGCGCTGGTGTCTGGTTGAGCGTCCATTAGTTGACTGAGTCACTGGCGTTGCAAAGAGCACACATAATCTCGCCAGTTTCTTCGTCTTCTACGTAAAACTCACTTTCGACCTCATCATCGGGATCAAAAGTCTCACCGCAATAATCGCATTCAAGTTCCATGATTAATCGCCTGTACAAGAGCGTCGCCGTAACCAGTCAAATAGCCAGTGACAAGACCGACCAGAAAGAAAGACAGGTAACGGCGCATGGGTTAGGCAGCCTTCGAAACTGGACGAGCCGCCGAGAAGTCCAGTTCTACCGAAAGCCGGTTGTCCTTGACCGGGAATTTGAGGGGAACGGTGTAATCACCTGGAGCGAGGATGTTTTCGGCATCACCTACGAAAATTTCGGTGGCCTGAGGGAAAAGCATGCCGGGAGCGTCAACATAGGCGCTTGTGATCCAAAAATTTTTCGGAGCAACAGGGTTTTTGTTGGAGGTTTTTTTCTCGGTGCCGACAATCTTGACGAGTACGGAAACGGGCTGGGCCATGGGTGAGATATCCTGTGAGCGTTGGGTTTCTGTGTTAAGAGTGGCGAAATTAACACAAAAACACAGAAACACAACAACACAAACACACAAAAGTTCACCCAGGGGAAGAGAACACACGTGTCCGAGAAGAAAACGAAAACCATCGGGCTTGAGCTAGACGTCTGGCGAGCCCTCAAGCAAATGTCTCTGGAAAGGGATTCCACGCTGAGCGAAACGGTGGATTTCCTGATGCAGAAGATCAAGGAACAGGACACAGCGAATGCACGATCAAACGATGGAAAGGAAGATAAAAAACCTGATTGATGAAATTGAAAAACGCGGTCTAGACGTAAACGGATGGCTTGCCGAGGAGAGTAGGAAGATCCGCGCCGAGCGCCTTGAGCAACAGCTCAACTCCCGGCCATCCAAGCAGTTCGGCAGCATCGAGCAGTTCTGACCGAGCGTCATTACCCCGAACGACTCGCCATTGTTCGGCAGTCAAGAGGCCCAGCATTTCAGCGGCCTCTAGCTGTTCCTCAGACAGTTCCTCGTCAGTCTTTTCCTCAATCTCAGCTTCGCCTTTCAGACCGGGTGACCAGTAGAGTTGCCGCGCACCCTTCATGCCGGTGACGTACTCGATGTAGCGATCGCAATCACCAGGCATCTGCCGAACGAGGAATTCGTGAGGGTGAACACCTTTCTGCAAAGCAACCTTCGTTGCTGACTGGGTCATTTCCTTGTCGACACCCCATGAACGGGAGGCGTCCTGCTTGGCGAGGTAATCCGAGTCGTTCACGTTAAAACGAACGTCAACAGCATGAAGATGGAAAGCGTGGAGCTGTTGAGAGTCAGCCATATCAAGCAGACCAACAGACGCACATGCCTTGATCCAGCGAGCCAGAATACGAGACTTGAAATCATCACGTTCAGCGGAGGTCAGACCGCGAATCAACCAGATTTCGTGAGTATGTGGATGCCACCCGTTTTTGCCATGCGTGAGTTCCAGAGAACGGACAAGGCCCCGGAAACCAAAGTGTTCTTTGAATTTCTGCCACACTTTGCCAGCGCGCAAACGCTGAAATGCCAATCGCTGCTTGCTGATCAGATCGCCAAGGCTGTCAAACTTAGTGTGCGGAAAAGTGAGCGTGACCATAGAAGGCGACATGCCCTGATCGTAGGACCACGAAATGAGCTTCTGAAGCTCAGGGCGGCGACGATTCTGGACCTTTGCACAACATATGGGGCAAGCCCACACGCTGCCGCAAGTGGCAACCTTGCCATAGTGCGCGGACTGGTGAAGGGCAGTGAAATGAACTTCGACCTGCGAAGCTCTTCGGGCATACCGGCAATCGTGCGTGCGGTACAGATCGCCGGGATTTGCAGAGCCGTCGATTTTCTGTGCTGTCTGGTAGAGCCAAACGCGGGCAGTACCCAAAGCCGAGTACCGCTGTGCGCGTTTTTTCTGAGACAGGGGTGAAGAGGATTTCGCAGTATTACCAAGTCGGGCCGAGCCCGAAGCAACCTCAGAGGCCGCCAGTGTCGCCACAGCGCTGTTTGCGGTACTATCCATGCACGAGGGCCCCAATCCCTCTGAACCTCCTGATATGAGCCGCCAAGCAATCATCAGGGGGTTTTTTTTTGTCTTCTGAAGCGATTAGAACACAAATTTGTGCCGATAAAACCGGACGAAACTCAGCCTTGAGTGAAGGACCTCCGGGACCAACCACCGCAACGACTCAGGACATTGGTCCGTTGCGGTAAAGCGGGTGATCAGGATGAAGGGGGTCGCTTCGACTTTCGCGGCTTCCCAGGGACAGCAGCGGCGTACGCTTTGTCAAGAGCTGAGTTAGCCATGCGGGCGAGCTTGTTACGCAACGGATCCAGCTGGGTACCAGACATCTTCTTGATGTCCTCGAGGCGGAAGACCTCGATGTCATCGCCGGTAACCGCCATGAGCAGACCTTGGATAATGCAAAGTTCCTCGTGATTGAGGGCAACAGCAGCAACACCACTTGCTTTTTGCCTCTCACGATAACGACGCTGTTTCTCGCTATTTGGTAAGGCGTTACCCGACTTCGGGCGTCCACGCTTAGCAGGAAGCTCGAGGTCAGATATCTGGAGCTGCTTATGTGCGTCAGTCATGGAGGTATCCGCACATAACAAGGCCAAGGTCGAGGTGCCGAATGATGTCTAAAGAGAGATGAATTCGTCGCTCCTGAAGGGTCTCCAAATCACCAGGGGCATTGTCAAAAACAATGCTATCGATTTCTTTAGCAAGTGCTCTGTATTGCTGAACAAGTGCTACGACCGCTTCGTCAATATCGAGTGGGACTTCATTTGCCATGATGATCTCCGGGGTTGGTAGGATAATTATAGTAACGCGTTACTTTATTTGCAAGGAATATTTTAGGTAACTCGTTACGAAAAATGGCGAACGATCACAAAAACGGCAGAACAGACCAAAGTAGCCAGAACGATACCGGCGAGCAAACCCTCTCGCTGGCCACGGTTGTAATGCTCCTGGAGGCGAATGACCATTTGAGCCTCCTGAACGGATCGTGGGGATGTGCGAGACAGGTCAGGATCGTTAGCAGCGGGTTGATTCGTCACCGGCATAGGTTTCATCCAAGAGGTTCTGTTGGTTGAGAGGTGATTCGGGGTCTACGTGAATTTAATTCGACGCGACAGGCTACGCACATTCCGCAGGGCCCCTCCCGCAAGCGGGAGCCCTCCCTGCGTCATTTTGCTGCGGTCGCTATTGCGGAGGGAATAGCCATGGTCTGCCGAGGCACGTCGGCAATCACATAGCCTACGTCGAAGCCCTTGAAAGTGAGCGAAACAGCCGTAGAAGACAGATAAGTGATCTCATATCCGGTCTGTCGTAGATCAGCGAAACTGACGGTCTTTGCGACCACACCATCGCCCAGGGTGATGTATCCACCAACCCAATCTTCCATCTCACCTAGGGCATTTGGTCGCTTGCCTATAAGCGTGGCTGCGAGGTGCATGGTCAAACCCTGATAGGGATGCATCTTCTGATCGGGGCCTCGGGGCTGCGCCTCAATTTTAGGAGGGTCAACGGGCTTGACGGATGCTGCAGGTGAAACAGGTTCTACCTGGTGAACAACAGCTGGAGGCTGAGATTTGACCTCGGGCTTTGACTTGGTTAACTGGTGAATAACGATGCACGCCGCAATGATCATCATGATCGCAGCACCCTTAAACGGCCATCGTTTCCAGTGAGGCACTACGTCACTCGCGGCATATTCGCTGCCGACACCGCTGGAGAGGGTATGGCTCTTATAGAGCGGAAAATACTTGCTCTGATATTTCCGGATAGAGGTGTTGACGACCTCGCCGCGAAGACCGTCCTGAACCTTGCGGATGTACTTATCTGGTGATCCAAACGCGGTGGCCTTCTTGCACCGGTAAACCAGCTGGACGAGGTCACGAATAGCCTTGTTGATCTTGCCATACGACTGGGTGATCAACAGCACGTCGGCAAGCTCATGGCGATGCAAGGAGTACCACTCCTCAACAGCAAT